CACGCAGGGTATCCAGAACTGCTTGCTGTAGCTGATTGGCTTCTTTGTGCCACAATCATACTTCCATTTATGAGCAAATTTTTATTACTTTTATTTGTAATATTGGCAGTACACGTTCCATCAGTATTATTAATACTTAAGGCTGCTACTGATGCTGCAACACCTTTTATCGAATTTACCTTAATCTCTGACATAATTAACTAGGTTTTGGATAGTCGGTTTTAACCTTTTCACAGGCTGCATAATACGCTTCTAGTTTAGTTGAATCTCCTTTACTATTCCAGTACATAGCGTCTGCAAAATCTCCTAAACTTGGATATAAAGGTTTTCTGTCATCTTTATATTTAACTTTGGCATAATCAGAATCTATAGTTGTTCGTGCAGCATCTATCTTGCTTTGCTCTAAAGTAATTGATTTACCATCTTTATCAAAAGCACCTGTGCCATCATCAATAACTACAGCGTCAGGATAGGCTTTGCGTATTGCTTGGTGATCTAAATTTGCCATTAATTTGGTGCTACCTCTTTTACTGTTATTTGTGAAACAATACGATTAACACCAGATTGGTTGCCATCATATTGCGTTCTATTAACGTACATTGTGGCATTTTGTCCTAATAATTGAATCTTATATGTTGTTGCACTTGTTGTTGCAGGGGAGTCTAAAAACTCACCATGAACAGGGTAATAATATATACCTCCATTTCCATCATTCATAGAAATAACAAAATTACTAGATCTTGTTCTACTTCCTTCAGTATCGCCTAAGTAAATTTTTGTAGAATCTCTTACTAAAAATATATGAGCATGATATGAACCATTTTGCATACTAACATTTGTGTCATAAGTTACTAAAATTTTATTTGAGCTACTACTAGGTGTGATAGTTACACTTAAACCTGTTATATCTACTGTTGAACCATGTGAAACACTAAAAGTGTCAGTTTTAACTGTTTGTTTTACTTGAAGAATTTTACCAGTAGTTAAAGCAGGGGATAACTTAGTTGAATCTAAAGAACTCTGACTTGTTAAAAGCGTTCCATCTGCAATATCAGGTAAACTAATAACTCTGTTATTACTAGATGAAGAAGGTGCTTGGATACTTACTGACCCACCCCCTGATGCTGCGTTTAGTTTAATCTTTGCTGTCATGGTTTAGGATACTTGTCTTTGGTTGTTTTAATGGTAGCCTTCCAAGCATCTATTCCTTCATTATAGATTTGATCTAACTGGTCAACAACGCTAGGATATTCTACTCTTCGCTTAGATTTATAACTATCAAACTCTAAATTCCAAGCAGCTTGCATTGCTGCAAGTCCATCTGTACATTGTTTTTCAGTTGGCTTTGTGCCACCATCATGCACAATTAAATTTGCATATATTTTATTTTTTGCGTCAGACCAACCAAACCATTGCCCTTCACGAACTGTTATAAGATAATCTTCTATGTGATCTGGTTTTCCATCTGGAAATCTCATTATGTGTCTCCTAGTCTAATAAAACGGAAGTTGTTGCTTTTGTATGTTGAAGAACCAGTAAAATTTAATTGGTTATTAGCTGCACCGCATCTAAACTTAACTCTCCATGTTGACGCATTTTGGACATCAACTATTCCTTGTGATTGCTGAGTGTTGTATATGTAATAACCTATTTGATATTCAACGTGGTCATAGCTATAAAGCGTATCATTAGTAAAACTACTACCGCTATCTGTGCTGTAAGCCATTGATAGTTCAATCCAAGAAGATAAACCAGTTTGACTGAATGTATTTATTTGCATATCAATCAACCAAATTCCAGATGACGGAAATGTAAATATACCAGAACTTTCAGACATTCCAGTTCCTATTTTGTCAAATATAGTATCAGCTCTTTCCCAATTTGCAGTAATATCTGCTGTGCTTTGTCTAGCAAATGAGCTGTTAAATCTCCATTCATCTACTTCTGTTATTCCAGTACCAGTTAGGGCTGCACCTGAGATAGCAGGTAAAGCTCCTGTTAGCTTGGAAGCTGCCATACTATTAATGTCTGCATTTGTTACGCAGCCATCAGGCAAACCACCTTGCGAAAGTCCTGTTATTACGTTTGTAGAACCATTAATTGCTATTGCCATTAGACGAAAGTAACAGTTGAAGTAGCACCTACAGTAAGTGTAGCATTGATTGTAAGAGGTGTCGGCACGATTGCATTATGATTTGCAGTTATTGTGTAATCATTATCCATAGTATTTTCAGATTCGTGAAAAATTTTCTCACCGCCACCACCTGTAGCTCCACCGCCACCATCTGCATATTCTAGTTGTCCTACTGCTGTTGCTCCACTACCAGTAATACTTTTTACTTTTAAAAACTTATCTGCTGCTATCTGGTTGTCAGGCAGAATCATAGTATAAGATTGACCTGCACTATGAGCAGGGGATTGTAGTTTTACACCATGAGAGTTTTGTGAACAGTTAAGTTGTAATTTACCATCATTACTACTACCATCTCCTTTTACTTCTACTGCACCCGAACCATTAGGATTTAATTTTATATTTCCATTAGATGTAGATGTATTTATTTCTCTCGCCTGTACATCTAAATCTCCTCCCAACTGCGGTGTAGTATCTCCTACAACGTCTGATATTTGATCTACAAACTCTAGAGCATTGGCACTACTGTTTACTTTAACTGTTTTACCACCTGCACCTGTAAAGTTTGCAGGGGTATCTCCAAGACCTACAAATGTTGTTGCACCTGCACTTGCAGAAATACCTGCTAGTTTTGTTTTCTCTGCATCAGTAAAAGCATTAGTGTCAGAGTTTGCTTCATAAGCAGTTTTAATCTCAGCATTAGACTGATCTGCTGTTGCTCCTGTTTCTATTCCTTGTAACTTTGCTAAATCTAAATTCTGTAGTTTTGTTTTTTCTGCGTCAGTAAATGCGTTTGTATCTGAGTTTGCTTCGTATGCTGTCTTAATTTCTGCATTTGTTTGATCTGCGGTAGCTCCTTCTTCAATGCCACCTAATTTATCTGTAATCTCTTGTTGAGCAAATAATACCTGATCGCTGTTTGTATCTAAATCTGTTTCTGTTAAAACGCTACCATCTTGAAAATCTACTTTCTTTGTACTTATATTTGTATCTCTTTGAAATTTAATATTATTAGTA